TATCAAGTCGCGATGTTAATGATTGATTTGCTTGAGTATAGTTGAGTAAATATGCACCATCTTCCGAAAGGATGCCGCCGCCTGTTGGCATATCTGCTAGAACTGGAAACTGAATAGATGCATTGTTTGGAATTACTCTGTCATAATATACTGTTCCATTAGGATGAGTTTTTTGTTCTCCATAAACCTCAATATAAAGGTTTCCACCATCAAGGAAAGATCTATGAATTGTTCCTGGTGGACCAAAATATGCAAATGTCAGTGAGTTGCGCTGAAGATCAGTGCTTTTTAGGTAGGTATTTCCAACTTTTTGATATAATGATGGATAATCTTTAATTTTATATTCTGCACCATCACAATACAAATATCCTCTATAGTCATATTCAGGATCTTGCGTAAATACTGGAGTGTCTTTATCAGTATTAACGCCAACAAGAGTAGGTACAATAGCACCCACACTAACGTAGGATCCTCCCTTATCGGAGTAAAAATTCGGTAACGTAGATCTGTAAACTGCCATCAGATTTTAATTAGATATTCTGTAATGATGTATGGCTGAATGTATTTATCCGCCTTTTTGGAGTTATTGATATCAATAGTAATTCTAGAAGACAATCGCCCCTGTGGTTGTGCAGTAGCAGCTCTCGTTTTTAATTGATACGTATGTGGTTCATCAGAATTAAAATCTAATCTATGTCTATGTGTACCATCTGTGCCCTGTTGACCAGTTAATGTTGTTATGTTACTAACTCCCGAGAATCCAGTTAGATAGTTTTCTGGATCATAATTTGAAAAAGGCAAGTTCAATCCGTTTGCAGCAGTCCAGTTAGTCAATTCATCCGAATTATGCTCAGGAATTCCTTTTCCGACTGCACCAAAGAGACAAAAGATAAGTTCAACAAAACATGTGCAATCTTGCGTATATGTTGACTCATAAAATATACCATCACCAAATGTCTCTCCAGGACAATTATTTCCAGGACCATGTTCAGGTGTCTTACCGTCTTTAGTAATACACCAATCTTTGTTATCTACTTCTGGACACAATCCATCATCTGGCCACAAACAATATCCATCATTACCAATAAATCCAGAACAAACATCATTAAAACATGCACCATAATGATCACAATAAGACGTAGGTTCATCAATAAACCTACCAGGATCTTGACCAGAGAGTTGAATACTGGTCATTGTCCAATAACACAATATCTGCTTCGTATTCGCCCACCACTGACATACATTTAGAGAACTAACAGAATTTGCATAGTTAGTAGCAAACCCACTAAAATCTGCATTACCTCTTGCTCTTTGTCTAGCACGAGTAGTTGTGCTTCTGTGCATATGTGGTTGAAATGCATTCTGTGGAACATCAACAGATTCCGTATATCCACCAGTACTAACAGTAAATGCTGGTTCTCCTCTGAGATCTATTGTCTGTGGAGGAATGTAAAAAGATCCCGTATATGACAGCTCATAAGGACTTTCTACGTTTTGAATAACATCTAATCCAACACCAGATTTAGGAATCGTATCTCCATCATCCGTAGTTACAAATAAATCATTATACCTACCAATGTTTGATGATGTGGTAGCACGAATGTGCTTATTTCTTAAATCGGGTAACTGTATTTGATTATTAGATAATGCTTGACCATCCTTAATATACTTACAGTTACCACCTGTTCCAAGAACTTCTGCTAAAAGAGGATATTCCTCAGCAAAAAGAATTCTTCCATCACAACGTAAATATCCAGCAGGTATTAGTGCCTTGTTAAGTTCACTGGCAGGATCCTCAGAGGTTATTTCTACAGGAAAAGAAATAATCATGCCAGTAAGCGAACCTACTTTACCTTTTTCTGTGTTATAAAATACTGGCATGTTAGAACGCTCTAATTATATACATTACTGTTAGAGATGGAGTGTTAATATTCATCTGAATACTTAATGCGGTATCTACAGATAGTGGGATAGCAGTTCCTGTTGATACATCATTTACCAATAAAGTAGTAGGAACTGATAAACTACCTCTCGACATGACAATTTCCATCGCTTCATGGGTGTGAGATTGTAGTCCAACATCTAACCACCTTTCATATTCATGATTTACGGTCGTAGTATAAGAATTTGTTACAGCTGTATTTATAGGTTGTGGGGTGGTTGCTGCATCATAAGGAACATCATTGATATACTCTGCTGGCATATCATTTCCCCTGTAAATATCGGGAATATCAGGAGAAGCATAAAAGTTTCTCTTACCATTATATCTACCAGCAGGGGGAAAAGTTCCAGTATTTGCTGGTTGTTGAATTATAGAAACAGCACGATTATCTTCAGTATAATCATTTTCAATTGGAGCTCTTGCTTCAATTTGTCTAGTTCCCGTTAATACAGTATTATCTGGTATTAATGCTCTAGATGGGTCAATGTTTACCCTATCCATACCAGGAACCAAAGTATCGGAAGGATTATCTGGATTATACCAAGTTATACTATATTCTGGATTGGCATTAAAACTATGTGCAAATCCATCACCACGTCTACCAACAGCAGTTACTGATGTTGTGCCTGATCCATCACCCGCTGGATCAGCTCTTCCTGGTGTAAATTGCAGAACTTTGATACTACTACCAGCAGTACCCCAAAATTGATCGAAATCAGAATCCGATGCTGGTCTATGAGTATGTGATGGCATATGATCAATACCAAGTTTTCTTGGAAGAACATACACAGTATCAAAATAAATTGGTTCTTCCATTAGAATTCCAGTAATTCTGCCTGCAAGATTTTGTGATGGTTCCAATGTAAAAGTAATGTCAACATTAGAATCTTGCAAAATATCAGGAAGATCACCCTCCGTTCCATTTTTACTAACAGTTGTTGTTAAAACACTGAGATCATCTGTTTCTATGGCACTACTATTGGGAGGTTCACTATCAGTTCCTCTATCAGCTTCAATATCAACTAATGCTACTTGGTTGAGATTGGGCAACGCAAATGTATCTACATGTCTATTTGGATTATGCCCCGCTCTACCAGCAGGAGGATTGTATGGAAAGTCATTTACAATACCCCAATTAACACCAGTTTCAAAATTTCCTTCTGGTACTTGTGGACCATATGTATTTCCTAAAACTTTTGCCAACAATGGATAATCAGCAGCATTTAGTTGTGCTGTTGCCAAATTACAAACAATCCACCCAGGAGGAACATTATCCAAACCCTGTCCTTGCGCCGAACCACCGCCCCATGGCATAATAGTGCCAATTGGGGCGATTTTTGTCGCTTTAATGCGATTGTAACTTGCCATTTATCAGACCTCCTTGAGCCACCAACCCTGTACTGCGGAAGAAACAATTGATCCGTTGGAATCAGTTCCACCGAGATAAACTAAAGTAAATCCAGCGTTTGGTGTTTGTACAATCAACTCACCAGCAGAGTATGGTGTAGTTCCACCAATTCCGATCGTAGTTCCTGTAGAATCACCTTGAACTTTAGTTCCAATACCCTGTGCTCTCATTACAATAGATGTATCATACGTCAAATTACCACCAACTTCAATAACAGAAACAGTGTCACCAGATTGTGGATTTTCTGGTAGGTACAGGATTAAATTATCTCCTGGATTTACATTTGCAAAATATTGAATATTTGGCGTCAAGAACTTAGCAGCATCATCAGATCCACTCGAAATATATCTTGCATGTCTACCACCAGATGTTGTATAGAAGTTTGTAATTCCAAATGCATCAATAGATTGGTCACGGTTAATTGTAAATTCGTTAGCACCATTAGGACCAAGATTCGATAGAATCAATTGTCCTGTCTTTGGTGGAGTTTCAGCAGCACTACCACGGATAGTTAGATTTGTGCCAATTGTTCCTTCACCAAACACATTGATTTCAAATGAAACATCACAAGGCACACTAAAGAGATCTTCTGGGCAAGTAGTGGGGTAAAGTTTAATATCACCTCTACCAATAACACCAGCATCAAAGTAGATAGAACCAGCATGATCTGCGTGACCATCATCATTGTCAACCGAAAGAATCTGAGTTTTATTTACAGAATCTTTAATACTGATAGCGCCGCCAACCATGTAAAGGTTGTTATTCAGTGTTAAATCACCATTTCTATATGCAACATTACCATCTTGAATTGTATCATCCATGAAGATGGTGTGGTATTTACCTTTAAGTCCACCCTTGATGAAGAACAATTCATCTGTTAGATTTCCACGAATATCATGGAATCTCAACCATCCAGAGTAATCAAGTTTTTGTTGTACAATTTGACCTTGATCAATAATAATCGATACAAAATCACCAGTATTCTCACGAGATCTAGTTTGAATATCTAACAGAGCGGAAGATTCTGGATGCTTAAGGATTCTTACAACTGTTGTAGTAGTTGCAAGATAATCAGAAAGTCCTCTTGCTGTGGTTCCTTCTTGTCCCTGTATACATCTGATCGTTTTTGTTGGTAGATCCACACCAATAATTTTCATAATCTCCCAAACGTTACCAGTTGTTCCATTA